CCCCACATAACTGTGGTCTTTCTCTGGCTTAATGTAGATATCAAGACCTTCGTTGCTGTAAATAGGTCTTGTTGGAGACATCTGTGCAATAACATCTGAGTTAATGAGGGTGAGAGAAGAACCAAGGAATTTACATAGAACCTCTTGGTTATATTTAAGGTCGCCAAGTTGACGACGCTGCTCCTGTGCCCACTTTTCATCTCTGCCTGGGATTTCCCAATAAGGAATAAACAGAGGAACGAAATCGTTGAACTTTTGCTCAGCGTCATTCCAGAATTTCCAGAAGTGATTGTATCCAAGCGGAGTTGAAGTGATAAGAATTTTAGTAGATGTACCAGCAGAAATTGTAGGATAGATAGAGGTAAAGAACTGTTCTGCAATCTGATTAGGAATAATCGCTGCTTCGTCAATGTAAAGCATATTAACAGATTTAGAACGAATACCAGAAGCTGTGGTAGCTGCAGTAAAAACCTTTGATCCGTTCTCTAGTTCTACGTCACCTTTATTCCAAGTCTTAACACCTTGTTGCATCCATAAAGGGAGATACTCATACATTAACTGATAACGTGAAAGAATTTCTCTTGATGTTGCTGCTTTATTTGCAAGAATAGCGACATTCTTATTGTCATTAAAAATAGTATACCAAAGGATATACCCCGCTGCAGTTGTAGTCTTACCTTGCTGACGACCTTCCATAATAATTACTTTACGATTATCGTGGATTGTTCTTACTTTCTTTTTCTGACAGTCATATAACTTAAAATGTTGAAGACCATGATCAAGAGTAACGATGTAGCAATAGGTATCAATAAAGTATACAGGATCTTCTTTGCACTTCATATACTCTCTAATAGTTTCTTCTGTCCAGTCAACAGGAACTCCTACTGCTTTTAAATTTGCATTAGCATTATAAGTTTTCATTATTCCCAGCCTTCAATAATTGTAGAAGATGGTGTTGGCTGATTAGCTGTGAATGTTGACGTTTCAATATCAAACTGATTAGTTTGTAAGATAGAAGCAGTAACTGAGTTGACAATACCGTTTTTAGAAACTGGTCCAAACAGATTGACCTTTAATGTAAATGTCATTGTATAAGTAACAAATCTTCTAGTCTGAAAATCTCCATCATAATCATCTTGAACACTTACGCTGTTTAATATAATAGGAATATCCTGAACGACATTCATTTCAGGAACTACATTTAAAGACAAAGTAAATTCTGGAGTAAAATATGGTAATATCTGTTCAACTATTTGTAAACAATCTTCTTGTGTTTTAGAAATAGCATATAATGAAATATCAATATTATACGGAACTGGCGAGAACATCTGATCTCTTTCACCATCACTCTTTACGCATACCAGTTTATTCATTCTATTTACTTTTCTGCTCGCATCGTATCCGATATTAACAATTTCAAATGACAATCTAGGTAAAGTTGTATATACTTGATTTTCTAGTGTTGGGTCTGAATCAACACGAACAATCCATTTCTCTTTAGGCGCATATGCAATAGGTACATCAACTGTCTGAATAGTGTCTCCTGCATTTCCCTGTTCTGGAACATCGCTTTTAAGTTTTCTCTCAATCTTGATATTGCTGAAAAGACTACCAAAAGCAACAATAGTCTTTCTAAGAACACCATGATAGAATGTTTGACCTTTTAGCATTACAATACATCCCCGAACGGATTATCTTCTGTAAAGAAAATATTTCTTGCTTCTTTTCTAAACTTTTCATTATCACCAAATGAAGTAACCTCATCAGTTCCATATCCACCACCGAGTTGCTTGCCGTTTTCTGCAAGCATTAAGTCGCCAGTTTCTAATAGTAACCCATATTCTCCGTAAGACTTCAGTTCTTCGAATACATCGATATCTGGTATGCCAGTCTGGATAGTTTCTGAAGCATACTGGAACAATTCAACTTGTAACTTATATATGTAAAGTTTACCAAGCTGGAAAAATGGATCAAGGTGATCTACATACTTAACCTCGAATAAACCTTTTGTTAGAGGAAAATATAGTAGGTCGCCTTCGGCTGGTCTAGTAGGAATAATGGTTTGCCCAAACCTACCAACCAACTGATCCCATCTGCGTCTTGATACCGTAAATGTTGCAGATGATTCATTAAATAAACCGAACTTCTGAATAAAAGAACCCTGACCACCGTAGTCAGTTACGTTCTCGAAATACATTTCGATTGGATAAGCGTCTAGAAACTGGCTTAAACGATCTTCTCCTAAAATCTCATCTTTACCTACTAATTTTCTAGGAATGTAGAACATCTCCTGTCCGTAAATAGACAGGGACTCAACAATTAAGTCTTCAATAAGATACTGTTCGTTCTTTGTTCCATGACTAAAATAAACATTTCTTGCCATTATTATCCTAGGAAGAACTCCAGCGGAGCAGATTTGTTAATTAGATCGTCCTCTAATTCTTTCATTTCTTGCACTGCTTCTTGATATAGTTTATCACCATCAATTACAACACCACCTGGAAGTTGAAGACCTTGAAACTTTTTAAGGTTAGTCCCCCATTGTCTCTTAAACAATGCAGTTGTAAAATGCTTTAACCATGGCTCATTAAAAACTCGTGGGAATGTTGATGGATCTAAAGCACGATAACACTCAACTAAAACATACTCACCAACTGATACATCGCTTTCCCAGTTAATATCTAGATGTAATCTATTTTGAAGTCTGTTGAAACGATAGAGCGTATGCCCATTGAGAATCATATCTAACAAAGCAAGATGACCTCTTACCATTTCGTAGTAGATAATAGAAGTGCTTGTTAAGTCGTATAGATCATGTAATCGTAGTTGATATTGCATATCAAACATATTACGACTAGATCCTGATGCGCCAGAGCCTCCTGTTGGGAAAACTCTAGTAACACCATATACGGCATCTGGTATAGGAATATACTTGTTTGTTTTATCTGTTTCAGTAATCTGATGTTTTAGATAAAATTTTTCAGTGCCTTCGTGATGGTATATTTTAAATTTTTCTAGAGCATCGTCAATACGATCTTCAAGCTGATCTTCGTCTACGTTTATCTCGAGAACTGGAGCACCCAGTTCTCTTAAACAATACTCTTTTAATTGTTCTCTTGTTGCGACTGGCATAGAGTTTCCTTACGCTTGTGATTCAGTCCAAGATAGACGGCAAGATGCCACGAATGTAGCTGCAGCTGTAACATCAGATGCAAGACCGATGTATTTTAGACGTAGAGTTAGAACATCTGGACCATCAGGGAAGACACCGTTACCACCCATAATCGCATTACCTAGAGTTGCAATTTCACGCAAGTCAATAGAAGTCAGAGCCTGACCTCTGTTGTTTGGTGTTGTAAACTGGTTTCCAGGTGGAACACGGAAAGAGAAGATAACAGAACCTTGGTCGATCGTGTCAGAAATGTTATGGTATACAACCTGACTTAGCGAAGGAGATGTTACTCGTTTCCAATCTAAGTTATCCAAGTCAGCGTTCAGAACTAGTGATACCTCAACCTCGTGAGTTGAAAGAACGTCAAGAGCTTTTAAGTTCAACTGCATACGGTTAATAACTTCTCTGTTACCTAGAAGACCTGGGATACCGTTATCTACAGAAGGAGCAAGACGTAGAGACAACAAAGGAATTGTCTTTGTTAAGTCTACAGCCTGAGCAACTGTATATACAGTGCTTGTAGGCTGAATAGAAGAAGGTCTTGCGTTAACAACCAACAAGTTCTTTGTAATAGTGGTTGTTGGCGAAACTCTTACCTGTCTTAAATATGGCTGGCTACCAACAGCAGAGTTTGTTGGGTTAGCAGTTAGCGTACCAGCAACAATACCAGTACCACTAATAGGAGAGTTCGCGCCGATAGAGAATAATGTATCAGAATGTGTAGGAACTTCAATAGCGAAACCAATCTCACCAATTAGTTTACCACCGCTGTTATACGCATACCACTTACCTAATTCAAAAACAGTACCAGTTCCTGCTCCCAATGCGGTCGATGCTACTGCAGTAGCAACGAAACTAGTTCCTACGGTGCTATTAGCAGCACCATATAATGTCCAGTTTGTATTACCTGATGAAGAAATAGTGTAAGAACGACCAATAACCAACTGATTAGCTTTAAAGGTTAGAGAGGCAGATGCTTGTGTTCCACCAGTAACCGAAATGTTACCTGAAATACCTGATGAAGTACGAATCTGGTTTGACGTAGAAGAGAACAAATAGGCTTTATCGTCGTCAAATCCACCGGGGATAATAACAGAAGTACCCCAGTGTGCTAATTTAGGAATAAAGGTTGGAGAAGCGCCAGTTTCGACCTCATAACGTGCTGGTAAATTACCAGAACGTAGATATGCTTCTACGAATTGGTTGTTGTGTACAATCTGATGTACATAACGAACAACACCATCAGTAGTTTTGAAACCGAAACGAACTTTACCAGCACCATACCAGCTGTAGTCCATATATGCCATCTGAATCTTGTACTTATCCAAGACATAACCAGTTGGACCAGTTCCATCGCAAACATCTAAATTCCACTGAGATTGTGGAATACGAATTTCCTGAGTCTTACTTATTACTACGTTAGAGGCAGTAGAACCTCTGTAAGATGGTTGTATATAGAAAGAAGTTGCGTTAGGTACTTGAATAACTTTGTATGTCTGACCTCTAATAACAACGTAGTCGCCAGAAGCCAATTCAGTTGAGTACTGAGTATCAGAACCAACAATCAGATTACCGTTAAAGGCAACACTAGCTGTTCCGCCAAGTTGTACTATAGAATTTCTTCCCTAAACATACAATTGGCTTCCATCAAATTCGAAGAACATACCGTTCTGATCGTCAAACAAACCACAACGAACAGTAGCATTGCTCCAAGAAGTTACATGGAACTGTGGACGACCAGAAGAAACTGCACTACTAGGACTACCTAAAGTAATTCTAAAGGCATAGTCATCGATAATATCATAGATGGTGTAATTCCCGCTATAAACTGAACTAGTATCACCAGATATGTTGATAACAAGCCCAGCCGTACATCTATGTGGAATACGAGTAGTTACTGTAGCGTAGTAGTTACTATTTCCAGTAATAGTATTAATAGGAACTGAAGGGCTAAAGTTAATAGCGAATGAAACCTGAATACCTTTACCTGACTGATAACGGAAGTATTTACGTGTCTGGCGAATGACTCTTGCAAACGGAGAGTCTGTAGAGATTAATTCAACACCACCGTCATATGGTCTGTGTAGAGCAGATGAGTCAGCACGTAGTAGTAAGCTAGATGTTATGTCATAAGTGTTTGTAGCAGGAAATCCATGGCAGAAAATTCCATGAACAGTATTTGCTGTAGTAGTAGCAGGAAATGTTGTAGTTGATGCAGCATTAGACTGCATAGTAACAACAATAGAGGTGCTGTTACTACCTGCGTTTGTTTTAACGATTAGGGGAATATTATCAATCTGAGTCGTATTTCCTGTTCCAGTTAAAACGATAACAGAACCAGCTGGGAATGGGCAAGGCATCGGGAATGATACCGTAATATCCGCACTAGCCGATGTTAAAGAAACCAAAGTTACTGGTAGCTTATATTGTTCGTTAATTGGAATAGTATCTACTAGGTTTAGAACTGTTCTAGAGTTAACAGTATAAATTAGAGATACCCCAGTATTTCCTGGCTCAATTAGCGATACAGTATGAACGCCAGAACCTCCAGAAGCAACAATTAAGTTGGTTCCGTTTACCGCATCATTGTAAGTAGGAGCTAAGTTAAAATCTCCAACTGCTGCCCATCTTACGTAGTAAATACCATTATTAACTAAACCAGTTGGTGCGGAAACTGTTGAATTCCAACGAACTGACATACCTGTCAGCATACCATGTGCTGCGCTAGTAAATGTAGAGGAAACGAAAGTTGTTGTCTTTGCTGTATAGACTGCTGGGTAGTTCCAGTAGAAGTTATCACCAGCTTTAAATGCTGTAGAGAAGTTAGTCCCATTACCAACAACCTTGCTAGTGCCAGCTGCGAGAGCAATAGTACCAGCGCCAACAATAGAACCAACAACAGAAGATGCCTCAAACTGGTGAGTTCCGCTACCTAGTATGTTACCACTATTTAAGTTAATTGGAATAACAATAGGGTTTACCGCATCGTTGACGCTAGCAGCTAATCTGAACCAATCTTCAGTGACCTTAATAATAAAATATGTAGTTCCGCTAACCAATGGACCCATAGCAGTTCCAACACAGGTATAAACGACAGGAGTTCCTGTAATTAGTTTATGTCCTGCGCTAAAAATTGCGTTCCAGTATAGGTCTACGTTCGTCTGTGGGCTAATACCAAGAATACGTTTTGGAATGACTGCATTATTTGCATTGCTTAACGTAAATTTGCTGCTATCTCCACCTGGAGCATTATCTGCAACAGTATAAAGACCATCTACGGATCCAGTAGTAACCGCAGTAGTAAGAGTATGCGTTGTACCAGTTCCTTCTGCTGTGATATCTACTATAGATGCTTGACGTAAAGATCCAGTCCCTGTTAAAGTTCCAACAAACTTAACACGATCGTCAGCGATTGCACCAAGAGCGCCAGCTAGAGTCCAGTATAGAGTGCATGTTGTAGCAGAATCTGCACGAACGTAGTAGAATGCTCCGTTAGTTAAACCAGTAGCAGGAGTTGTAGATAGATACTGCACTAACTTACCAGTAGTGAATCCATGAGTAGGAGTAGTAATAACTCCAGTAGCAATTGCTAGGTTAGTTGTGTTTTGCGTGAACGAGATAGCTGCAGCATCCCAACCAGTAGCTGTATCTGTCAACTGAAAACGATCAACTGTAGAGTTAAACACAAATTTGGTTGAGCCACTAGGTAGACCACCAATTTCAACGCCTCCACCAGTAGCATATGTTACTGCAGTTCCATCATTAAACCCGTGAGCCTGTTTAAAGAGTGTATCACCAGCAGTATTTCCTGCTCTCCTAGTGAAGTAGTGGTTGTTGCCTGTAAAGGAAAGTTTAGCGCCTAAGAAATAGATTCTACCAACATCAGTACCATTATTATATGCTGCAAAAGCTGCAGTATTGAATGGTTCTGTACCTTCAGCATCTTTGTAAATCTCTAAAGTTGTAGTAGTTGCTGATTTAGCATAATAGATCTTACCATCCCACAGCCCGTACCAAGCAGAAGCTGCATTCGCAAAACCTTGGAAGTGAATTGGTACGATAGCACCAACAGGTACGTTATGTGCTGCAGTAGTAGCAACCGCAGTAGAGTTGCTTGTAAATGCAGTAATAGCAAGAATCTGTGGGTTAAGAGCTGGAATCAACTGAGAAGCAGTACCGTTAGTTGATACGGCTCCGTTGGTGCCAGGATTAGCGTAAGTGAATGTATTAAATGTAGTATTCAGAATTGCTGCGGTAGTGTTGTTGAATGTTGCATCTGTAACAGAAGCAACAGCAACTTGAGTGCCAATCTTGAATCCGTGAGGTATAGCAGTAGTAACTGTTGCTACGTTGTTATCTCTACGTACTGAAGCGATGCTGACAGTATTTGCTGGGAATGTATACGTAATTGAGTTAGATTCTGCAGCAGTAATTGCAGTAATAGAACCCTTCTTCAATGTAGTAGAAGGAATCTTAGTGTGTTCATAGTAGTCGGTAATCTGAGAACCGACCATTGGGAAATTAGTGTTATCTTTATTATGAATGAACACATCTTGCAACCAACTTGTACCGATAGAAATGTTATCCTCATCGCGAACACCATGGCCAGTATCAACAACAACCTTAGCAGTAGAGATAGTAGAGAATGTTCCTGGTAGACCACCTGGAGTCATTACAAATACAACAACGCTTAGTGCTGGAGCAGTGCCAGAAACACCAGCGACACGGATGTCATATGCATTGAAACGGCAATCACCGATATACGTTAAATCTGCAGAACCATTGCTCACTGTTCCTGCTGTATGAGATGGAGCAGTGGTGGTACTAGTAGTTCCAGCAGTAGATACGTTGTAAAGATTATTGTTATGGAAAATTTTAGTGTTGAGAGTAAGAGTTTGTGATGGACCCCATGGAGTGCCCATCTTTAATGGTTGATTGTTTGCATCAAAGAACTTAATTAGACCACCATGGTGCGTCACGTTACCAAGACCGCCACCGCCAGCTACACGAGCAGCAGAAGTGAAGGTGAATGTATTGGCGCCAGCAGTAATAGTAGGAACAACAATGTTTGCGATTGTAGAGTACGAAGCTGATAGATATGTAACAGTCATAGAAGTGCCAGCAGAAGCAACAGCTGAGGTCTTCCAGTTCCAGTAAGCTGTATCGAACGTGGTATCAGTATTAACTAAAGTTTTATCTGCATATACGTTCGAAGTATCTAAGTTTGCACCTGCTGCAGTAGTTACAGCTATAGCAGTACCAGCATCAGACAACAACTTAAATCTGTCAGTTGTCGCAGAATCAACGATAAAGTACGCTTTGTTTGTCAGACCAGTTGGTACAGCGGTAGCTTGTGTACCAGCTGACCCTTCCCAGAAGACTAGATCTCCGTTCTGGAATCCGTGAGACTTAGAGTACCATGTTCTTCCTGAAGACCATGGTTGAGTGTAGTTGATAGGAACAACATAACCATCTACCGCAGTACCAGTTAATGTTAAGTTAGAACCACTAACTGTAGTAGATAGGTTGAAGGTTAAAGTATCAGAAGAAACGGAACCATACATGTCAAAACCAACGTTGTTAGTTTGAACTAGCAATGCGTTGTTCAGAGGATTTTTTAACTTAATAGTTAGAGTTCTTGTAGTAGTACCTGTGTGGTTGGTAATAATACCGTTACATCTAAATGAACTAGCAGGTGTAGGGAACTCGCCGAATGGGCTAACTTCATATGCTTGAAAAACGCCATCATTATTTCTTAGAAGGACTTGGTGACCTTTTGGAGTATTTCTTAAAGGAGTACCAGTAAATAAAGCGCCAGCGTTAGAAGCAGTTGTTAAAACGAATTCAGTACCACCTTGGGTTGCGCTTAGTGTAATTTCTGTCGAGCTAACAATGCTTCTTACAAAGTAAGTTGTACCAGAAACGATGTTACCGAACGCAGCATTTACAGTAAATGGTTGGTTAACAGCGATACCCTGAGTAGTGTGGAGGGTTAGTCTGTTAGTTCCAGCTGTAGTGTTTGTAGCAATAGTAGTTACGTTAGTTGCACCTAAGAAGTTACTCATTACGTTAGTCTTAACCACTGGTAATGGACCGTATGCATAGCAAGAAACACGTTGTCCTGTTGTAGTGGATAGAGCAACTTGAGCACCACCACGAGTGGTGGAAACTGTCAATGTAGTTGCAGAAGCAACTGAGAGAATGTAATATAAAATTCCAGCATTTAGACCACCGATACTTGAATCGACTTCAAACAACTGACCGACTTTCATACCAGTAGTACTTGAAACAGTAATTATGTTGGTTGTAACAGTTGTACCAGTAATTGTAGTAAACGCACCTTCGTCAAACGTCATTGATATAGTGGCTGCATCTTGAGCAGCTGCAGCCACTGTAGCGATCGCACCATCAATCTCTCCATTTGGACCCGTATATGAAGAAAAATTCGCGTTGCCTGGAGCAGTGTTAGAACCGTTAGATGCGCCAAACGGAAGAGTTGCTTGCGCTGTATGAGAATCTGAGTTAGGATTTCTAGCATATACAATGTTTGTCAACTGAGATGGAGTGTAGTTATTTGTAAATGCTGTAGTTCCACCTATGGCAGTAGTCCATACTGCCATAGGTTGGTTATCAATAATAGCAGAGTTTGCAGTATCTAAACACTGAACGAAGTTAGTTCCTGTTGCAGTTTGATAATCATGAACTCTTGCAGCAGCCATGAATGAATGTGGACCGAATCTATCAGTTGCTGAAGGGAATCTTGATGTAGCTGCCTGAACGCCAAAGTTAACAGCTAGTGCTACTCTTCTCGCTGTTTGAGTAACCAGCACGCACTGAGTTGTTGAGTCAGTAATAATTGTACCGATCTGTGCAGTAAAGGAAGCAACTGTTGCAGTACCCATAGCTACTGGGTTAGTGAACTGCATTGGGGTTGCACTAGAATCGTTTACGTTAGTTGTTTGTGTTGTAGAGATAGTAATCTGAGTCGTAGATAAAACATCTTTAACATAGTAAGTAGTGTTACCAAGAATACCAGCAAGGCTACCGTTTGCTGTACCAGTACCTGATGACGCTCCGTTAGTTGCGGCAGTAAATGTTGAACCAACAGCATAAGTTACGCTAGAAGTTCCAGCGATAGTATTCCATTGAGCTTGCGTAGTAGTGCCAAGAGCAGCAATAGTATATTGTTGACCAACGGTAAAGTGACCAGCTGTTACAGTTGGACCTTGAATATGAGTGCTTAGGTATGGAGTAACTGCTGTTCCTGGAACGAAACGAATCGCCATGCCTGGAGTCATGTTAGTTGTTGAACCGACTGTAACGAGATTTCTTTGTGCGGTCAAAGTGTTACCTGCAATAACTGAAATGGTTAGGTAACGGTTAATTGTATAAGTGCCTGTAGTACCAGTACCAGTACCTCTAGCAGTAATATATGTTCCTACAGGAACATGACCTAAACTGTCAGAAAGATATGCGCCAACATCAAACGCTGTTCCTGTAACAGTAGCGTTAACTGTTAGCACGTTTCCTGAAATAGAGAATGATGTTGTGCTACCTGTCTGGTTTAGAGTTGCACTACCAGTAGTAGTATTACCTGGATAGAATCCAGGTTTTGTTCTTACGTAGTAAACTGTTGGTGTTGTAATCTGAGCGCCACCAATAGTAAGACCACCATTCAGAATACCCATATTGTATAGGTATGGTCTATTATCTACTAGGTAGTGTGGTTGTGCAAAAGTTAACACGTTAGCACGTGTAGATGTAATATAGTTTGTATCGTTTATGCCTTGATATTCAAACAAGTCTGCAGCATTTTTACCTAGAGAGAAGAACAGAGTTGGGCGAGAAGCATTCGCTGGGTTAAAAGCAAACTTCTCAGCTGTCCATGTGTATGGGGTAAACTTAGAAGTATTATCTAAGTCTAAAGAATTTTCTGCGTATCCGTTAGAGGAAGATACAACTTGATTAGAAGAGGTTGTTCTGATAAACAACTGACGCTTCCATCCTTGAGAAGCATCTAGGAATACATTACCTGCAAATGTTGCATTTAATGCTTCGTTATTTGCACCATTGATCCTAAAAAATAGCTGCGAAAGCGTGTATGTGCAGACATCGAATTTAATAAGTCTTGCTTCAATTGTATCGTTTTCACAGTCAAGAAAAAGTTCCCAAATAATAGTTGTGTTTGTGCTTGGATCTTGGTGTTCTTTTCCTTCGAAGCGAATTCTTACACCAGTACCAGTTGTTGAATAATATAATTTCTTAAGACGATAATCGCCAGTCAAAAAGTTAATTCTTGGCGTATACAAGTTATCTACAAAATTTGTAGAAACTCCAGTAGAAGGACCTGCACCAACTATAGTGAGATCATTTGTAAACAGTACTGTACTATTAGTTGATATCCATACACGATCAAACGATTGATCGAATATTTTAAATGGAATAGAGTCTGGCAACAGGATTCTAAAGACATCATCGTCAATACCAAGATTCCCAGTAGTAGCGTCTCCATCAACAACCAAAGTCATACCCAGAGTTCCTGGGTCACTAATGCCAGCTGTACCAAATGTTACAAATGCTTTGTCAATGTGATTATTGTTATCAGCTACTACTACGTCATCAGTTCTAATAATAGACTGAATTTCTGTATAAATTAGCGAAGTAACTAATCCAGCGTCGAAACTAATCTGTTGAGATGTTAAACTATTCAACAGAATAAAAGTAGTTCCGTTAGCGAATCCGTGTGGACCGTTAGTTGTAACAGTAACAACAGAAGGGTTTGCGCCATTAGTTGCGATAGCACCCAAAGATTCTAGTTTAAATTCAGTACCTTGATATAGAGAAGCAAGATAGATTTCGGTAACGTCTTCCCTAACAGAACCAGTAATTGGAGAAGTTCTTCTAGCTCTGTATGTGAATGATGTTGCAGTTGGTGTTGTTAAAACTACGTAAGTACCATCTGCAAACTGTAAACTTGCGCCTTTGACGATAATAGAGTTACCTACAACAAGACCGTGTTCTTCAGAAGTTGTAACAGCGATAATGTTACTACCACTTACAGCTGTCATTGTCACGATATTTAAACTCAGAGATCCATCACGTGCGAAGAATGTAGGAATGTTATTGATAAGCTCCAAAGTTTCCCACTTTGAAGATTGCAAACCGTATTCGAAGTCAGTGTCAATAAGGTTAGATGGCTCGGAGACACGCATCTTCGACACTGGGTCGTAGATGGTCTCATTTGGTTCGATGGTTACTGAACCAGCGATTCTGTTTGCTTTTAGTACGTCAAGAGACATTTTTTCTCCAATTTTCCAATAGATGTATTATTTATGAGCTTCCTCTAACTTTGTAGAGATTGTAGCGAATGACTATTCTATCTGTAGGGTTGGGCGCTTCAGTAAAAACAATATTACTTCCAGAAATGTAGTAAGCATAAGAGTTTCCTGGAGTTTGTGGCACACCACCAACAGTAACGAATAAATCATAGTCATTTAAACCAGAAGTGGCTATACTATATGTTGTTGTAGTTCCATCTCCAGTATATATCGTCGGAGAATATTTAGGAATAAACTCTAATCCAGCACCATTGGTGTTAACCAGTGGCGTAGAGTTAGTTAAGCGTATAGAAGTTGCAGATATCGAGCCGCCGACTTCTACGGCATATAATGATACTCCCGTAGTATTAAATGAGCGTGGTAATGTTGCACTGCCAGAGGAAGCACCATTAACTGGGGAAAGTGGTGTAGATAGATAATAGAAGAAAAAGGAAGCAATTGTATAAAAACCTGGAGCAGAACCAAATGATGATGCTCTAGAAATAGAGAACGTAGTGCTATGAGTTCTTGTGTTTGCTTCAGGAACTGTTTCTGCAAGAAACCAAGAATTACTAAGAGAAGTCTTTCTGTATACTTTATAAGACACTGCTCCAGCAACAGCACCCCACGTTACAGTTGCTGTATGTGCAGTAGCTCCGCTAGTCCAAGGATAAAATCTTGTTCCAGAAGATGTTCCTATTGTCTCACCTTTTGAGTTTGTTGCTGTAATTGCAAAGGTAACAGCGAATGGAGCAGTACCAGTAGCTGACGAGTTACCTGTTGTGTAACTTATTGAGCCAACTTCGCTTATTGCACCAAGAGTGCTAGAGGGAACATAAATGTTTGTTGCTTTAATACCACCAGTAACTTTTATCGCACCATTAGAAGAATCTGCTAAAGTGGTGGTTCCTACAGTAATATCTCCAGTTGGACCATCAATACTAAGTTTATTTGTAAGAATATCAACATCAACCAAAGTTCCAGATGTCTCGCTAACAAGTAGAGGATACACTGTTCCTACTGCATTAGTTGCGTCAGTTATTGCGATTGCATCAGAAGATTGAACCCACTGAACTCCAGTTCCTGTGGATTTAAGGACGTAGTTATTTATCCCAGAAGTACCACCAGCAGTTAATGTGCCAGTGATTATTAAATTGCTTATTGTTTTACCACTAAGAGACTGAGTCGAGTCTGTATCAACTAATGTTTTTCGACCAGTAGCAGTACCGATCGTCAATAGATCATCATTAGTATCCCAGAAGATAGAACCTTCTTCTGTTTGCGCAGGTGTTGTTCCTTGCGGTAAAACTAATGTTCCACCACCAGCATTGATTGTTGGGTTTGTTAGGGTTGGGCTTGTTAGGGTCTTATTGGTAAGAGTTTGTGTATGATCTTTAAACACAAACTCGTCGTTATTAGTTAACAGTGGTAATGTGATATTTCTTGTTGCTACTAATTCATTGACAGCAAACTGATAAAAATGATCGCCAGTAGTGTCTCCGATTTTAGGTAGAGACAATACTTTATTTGAAAGAGTTTGAGAAGTATCAGTTCCTACAAGAGTAGTAGAAACTTGTGGTAATGATAGAACTTTATCGGTATCAACAATAAGACCATTACCTGTTAAATCTAGATTATCTCCAGATGCAAGTTCTTCTATGGTATTGACTTGACCTACTTTAACTATTAGGGGAAAACGATTTGCCATTATATTGAAACTCCTACGGATCCTAGTGGGCTAGTAGAAGGTCTAACACCAACAGTTAGTGTACCTGATGTTGCTGTGACAATTACTGCATCTTCTTGCAGTACATCCCCTCTTTGATAAATTCTTAAAATATTACCACCGCCACCAGAGCCTCCAATCAATCCGACTACATTATTTGCATTTTTATAGTACAGTTTTCCATCGGTGTAGTTGATCGCCAACTCACCATACTCTAAGTCTGTAGTGAGTGGAATTTTTCCAGCAATGCTGGACTTCTTAATGATAATTTTATTTGCCATTACGATCCTTAAAAAAGGCAGTCACTGAGATAGAGTAAAAACTCTATTATATTTTTCTATTTAGTATGTTCCACCTTCAATATTAAATCCATCTAAATTAGAAATTCCTGCTCCAGCGCCAACAAGATCGTCGCCTATGTATACATTTTTAGCGATACCAACACCACCAGAAATTACAACAACTCCTGTAGAAGTTGAACTAGAATCTGTTGTTCCTGTAAATTTATTTACAGAACCACCAACATTTAATTGTCCACCAATACCAACACCACCAATAACAGTTAGCGCACCTGATGAAGTTGTTGTTGATGCAGTAGAGTCTACTAATGCTAATTTAGCAAATCTAACATTACCGAATACACCAGCTTCGGCTGGAGTAAAGACAGAGTTAGTGTCAGTTGCATCTGCGATAAACACAAATTCTGTAGCAGAATCGTCAAAACCAAAGAAACCTACTTTAGCAGAAGTTCCGTCATGCCAGTTATACTTAATACCACGATCTAGGTTATCATCTGATGTTGGTACAGTGTCACCACCTAAAGTAAACACTGGATCATCAATAGTTACTTGAGTAGAATTAATTGTAGTAGTTGTACCGTCAACCTGTAGATCGCCCTTAATAATAACAGTACCACCATTATTTGCTACTGGAGCAGGGTCAAGATAGAGAGTATTGCTACCATCTGTTGTAGAAATTGTGTTACCATCAATACGAATATTATCAATGTTTACTTGACCAGTGATATCTACAGTAGAATCAGTTCCAGCACCAGATGTTCCTCTAATTGTTACCGCTGTAGAATTTAAAGTTGTTGCTGCTGTAGTAGCTACAATGCTATTTCCAGCACCAGTAGTTCCTATTGTGATATTTGTTGTGTTTACACTAACGCTTGTTGTAGCATCAAGGGTTACAACTCCTGTGGAGTTAATATCTAAGGTAGCTACATTTATTTCAACTTCGCTACTATCTAAAGTAGATTTTGTTAAAGAGGTTAGATTTAATTTATCAGCTAAAGAAGAACCGATATTAATCTCAGCCTCGCCAGAACCACTGTTAATAGCATTAATTACTAATGACTTAGTAGCAGCACTGTTTGAAGTCATTGTAAAGTTAGAAGAATCTGTAGAATCAATAGAGATTCCAGTAGCATCTAACGTAAAGTCATTCTTAACATTAAGATCCATGTGAGCATCGCCCACAGTATTATCAGCTTTTAATTCAAACGTAATTGCAGTGCCAGTCGCTGCTTCAACACCAACCTTAGTTGTGTTACTACCAGTGATAGCGACTGTGGTACCAAAAACAGTAGTTGCAACTCTTGTTCCAGATGCGCCGATAGTTGTTGCGCCATCAATCTGAGCCGTTCCGTCTACTTCAAAATTGCCTAGGACATGACCACTATGATTAATTGTTGTTGTTCCAGTGCTAGCACCAATATTAACAGCAGTTGCACCTAAGAAAGCATTAACAGTTGCTGGACCATCATTAGTTAATGATGCTTCTGAATCTTTATTTAATAGGTTAAAGGTAGCTACGTTAGAATATAGATCACCACCATTAATAGCAAAGTCGCCAGAAATTGCTTGACCACCAGTAACATTTAATGCGCCCTGAACATTTAAATTTCCAGCGATACCAACACCACCATCAACAACCAACGCACCATTTGT